GGTGATCTACGTATGACTCAGATCTTTGGCACTGAACTCTTTACTAACGATCATTGGGTTGCAGATGGTGATCCTATTACCCCTATGATGTGGGGTGAGCCTATGACTCAGCTTCCTATCTTTCCTCTCAATGGAGAAGTATCGTTAGAAGCGCCTATGTTGACTCCTATCATTGACAAAGAAATCGCTCTCTACAATAAAGTATCTCGTCGTAACCATCTTCTTTATGGTGCTTCTACTTTTACTCCTGTTGTATTCTCTGACATGAGCAATGAAGATTTTGCTGCTGTAGTTAATGCTGGATTAGGTTCTTGGATTAAGCTTGGGTCTATGGACAAAATCGATGCTTTCCGTACTCCAACGGATGCTCTGACAGACCTCGAGTCTGCTATTAGCTCCTCTATTCAAGACCTTAATATGATGGGTATGAGGCTGCTGTCCCCTGAAGGTGATCCTTCTGGTATTGCTATTGAAATCCGTAATTCTAGTATTACTGCACAGTTAGGTCTACTAAACAACAAGCTATCTTCAACTATGGCTGAAGTTCTTAAGCTAATGCTTCGTTGGCGTTATGGTAAAGACCTCGATGTAGAAGGTCTAGATTTCAAGCTTTCTGCTGACTTTAACCCAACTCCTCTTGGCTCTGAATGGGCACGCCTAGTAACAGAATGGTATCAGAATCGGTTAATTCCTCGTTCTGTCTGGCTCTCCGTAGCTAAACAACACGATATTATTCCTTCTGACTACGATGATGCTGCAGGACTAGAAGAAATTGGTCAAGATCCTCTAGTTCAAGACGCTACTAGTCTAGGTATTCAGGAGTTACCATAATGTTTCTAGCAGTAGTACTCATTTGTCTAGTTAGTGATGCGAACACTTGTCAGTTATCTTATAACACTCAACAAGTCTTTCTTACAGAAGAAGCTTGTGTAGCTGACACAGAAGCAGTAAAGGTAGAACTAGGCTATAATCCTAATCTTGTAGTTAAAGCAGGTTGCTTAGCTATTCCCGGGGAACCTGTATAATGCCACTGAAAAAAGGATACTCACAAAAGTCCATTTCTGCTAACATTCGTAGAGAAAAGAAACGTGGACACTCTCAAAAACAATCGGTAGCCATTGCATTGTCAGTGGCTGCAGAAGCTAAGAAAAAAAGCGAGAAAGAAAAAGAAATGAACGAACTAGAACTCGAGATTGAACTTACAACTAAATCATCTGCACCACGTGTAACACTAGACCACATTGACTCAGTAATTGTGTCTGAACAGTACTATGTGTTTCCCGGTAGCACTCTAACTATCTGTGCATTGACCCTTAAGAATGGTTACATCGTTACAGGAGAGTCTGCTGCAGCTAGCCCTGAGAACTTTAGTCGTGAGATAGGTAGACGTATTGCACGAGATAATGCCCGAAATAAAATCTGGTCTCTTGAAGGTTATCTTCTACGAGAACAACTATACAAGACCTCCTCAATGAAGGATCCAACGTAAACAACCCAGTCGAGGCTCGGTTAGAGGAGAACAACAATGGCACGCAGTAAAATTACTTCAGCGTCACAAGACTTAATCTCTGATAACGGCTCCATTCTGGCTAGTATTGTTGATGGTGAACAAATTCACCTAGAAGTAACTCTCAACTGGCTAACAAACCTCAGTAACTACACTCTCAAAGTAACTGTTATTGAAGCGCTTAATGCAGGAGACGGTAAGATCCCTACTGCTGTCAGACCTAGCGGAGTTATTACACAACTACCACTGCTAGATGAAGTCGTAACAGACAACACTTTTAAAATCGTATTCCCTGAGGAGCTAATCTCCACTTGGACAGTACAGCCTACACCAGATAAACCTGTTTATGGTTTTGTTGAACTAGAAGTTCGTGATCCCGGTACAGGTAACAATAAACAAATTTGGAAACCAGTTCGTGGTTTAGTTGAAGTCTCTTATTCTCCAACGGAGTTCTAAGATGACTTACAAGTTAACTACAAAAGCAAATAAACTTGAGATCTCAAGCAAACCCGATAAACTAGTAACAGACATTTTAATTCAAAAGCTGAATGTGTCTCTAGCAAGAACAGGTGGACAAGGGTCTCAAGGTCGCTCAGTTGTGTCTGCTGAGATTGTTGATAGTCATTTGATTTTTACCTATAGCGATGGTACAACAGATGATGTAGGCATCGTACCTACCTTTGACGATCTCGCAGATGTAGCTTTCTCTGGATCCTTAGATGATCTTAACATTGGTACCTTAGACCAAGGTATTATTCTAGGTGGTGATTATGGCAACTAAAATTATTCTCAAAAAATCATCTACTGTAGGTGCAGTTCCATTATCAACCGACTTAGAAATCGGTGAAGTAGCTGTCAACCTAGTAGATCGTAAA